ATACTTCTATTACAAGATCTGCAGCTGGTACTGTTCAAATTGAAGGTGTTACAGTTGCAACAGCATCTAACACATTAACATTAACCAACAAAACGATTGGCGCTGCTACAATTTCAGGTGATCAAGTTCCAAACGCTAACAATACGATCAACCTTGGATCATCCGCGAACCGTTGGGCGAACGTTTATTCAAACGACTTAGACTTATCTAACGAAGGTAGTGCTAATAGTGTTGACGGTACTTGGGGTTCATACCTAGTACAAGAAGGTGAAGAGCATCTATATATTATTAACAGAAGAAGTGGTAAGAAATTCCGCTTTGTTCTTGAAGAAGTTTGATTTGTAAAACATAAATACACCAAGGAGATTTAATTAAAATGGCTTTATTCGGAGACGGAGTAAACATTACAAAAACCACGAGTGCTACTGCAGGCACTTATGGTTCTGCCACAACCTCGGCAACAATTACTGTTGATGCTAACCAGAGAATTAGTGGCATTACTAATACCACAATTACTGCTGCTGTAAACGCAAACGCTGCTGCTGGTGATGTTGGAACTTATGGTTTCATGCAACAAGCGACTGGTAATACCACATATAACCCAGGTGATACACTTGCTGGATCATCACTTCGTTATTCTGATGCTACTGGTCGTCTTTATACGACTACTTCACCATCAGGAAACTGGAGATGTATGGGATATGATTCAGGTGCTGCGCTAGTTAATACTGGTACAGGTACTGGTACAGGCACTGGATCTGGTACAATTTCAGGTACTACATCAGTATCTGGTACGGTTACTGTTCCTGGTAAGTCTGCTACTGCTTTTACCGCAACAGGTACAACAAGTGGTACAGCAACAATTAACACAGTTACCGTAAACAGTGTTACTGTAAACACAACAGTTGCGTATTCGTCAACCCTTTGGTTGCGCTATTCTTGATATATACTAAGGAGAAATAAAAACCATGTCACAGTACTACACAATTAGAGATGCTCGTAACCCAAGATGGGCTAATCCTGAGCATAATGCAATCGATCTAGAAGTTGATTTTACTGATCTTCCTGAGGAATATCTTCCATATACTGCAACACCAACTGATGTTGTAGAGCACTCAAGAGAACTTTATAGCAGAGCTCTTGATGGAGAATTTGGTGAGATCGCTGAATATAATGGTCCTCTAATGTGGACACCAGTTAATAAAACAACGATTGAAGTTTCTACTGAAGGTCTAGTTCAACTTCTACTTGAAAAGGGTATCCTTACTGACGAAGAAGTTGATACAATTCTTGTTGAAGAAACAGTAACTGTTGGTTTCGCAAGAACCACCATTGATGGTTCAAACCCTGTTTATAATGGTGTTTACTGATTCATTAAGTGTTCGCTGATCAATCTGATAAGTGGCACCATTCAATCTGTAGGTATCTGGGGTTATCCTCAGATACCTCTTTTTTATTTGGTGTAATTCCTGGTGTTTGTCGAGAAGTTATCGGCAGACGTGATTTTATGTACTCACAACCTGAGTGTTTTAACTCAAAGTTGGTGTACTCTTTTAGTGAGCATCATCACATCAAAATAAACAAAAGCAAATCAGTTCGTTCATATTATGGTTCTTGCCCATTCTTATGGGACCTTGGTATAAGTGCTACTAAAAAAGAATACAATCCAAAAGGATCATTGTTCTTCCTTCCAAGAGACGATCAAGTAACAATTCGTAAACCAGAATGGAAATCTGTTCAGGATACAATTGATGCTGCACCCAAACCAATCACATTTTTACTACCTTGGAGACAATGTGATATATGGCAACATTGGGATAAATTATCTCTACCAGAAGATTGTAACTTTGTACAAATGTCTGATAGAGAAACTAGACAGTTTACTTTATCGGAACTATTTCTTACTCACGAAAACATTTATATTCCTTGGCCAGGCACAGATGTTTATTATGCAGAATTTTTAGAAAAAAATATTATTATCTACGACGATATAAAAAAATATAGAACTAAAACTGTAGAAGAAGGTGGTAAACAAATACAGACAAAGGTTCTTAGATTTTTAAAATGGGGATATGATTACTTAAATGATACTCAAAAAGAATATTTTCACTGGACAGAAAACTGGAATGATATTTCTTTAGAAGATAGAAAATTTCTTACCTCAAAAATGTTAGGTCTTGATGTACTAAAATCTCCCAAAGAATTATTTGATGATATGAAATCAAATCAATTTTTACAAAATGAACTAGAATTTAAGTATAACGAAGACTACCAAAAATCTTATGAATGGTTGAAAACCAAATCAGAAAAATTCGTTAATTCTAGTTGTAGCAATGGATGTGCTACTATATTTGCTAAACTTTAAAATTGACGAAAAAAGTCTTTATCACTCCACGCCTTATCATCAACATAATATGCAGCACGAGGTTTACCAAAGAATAGATGGTGATATTGAACACCCCATTCTTTTAGTTGGTTTTCAGTAAATTCTCGCATCGCTTTATCTGCTTCTGCTTGATTGTTGTCATTACCAAGCATACCACGAGCAGTCATCAAATAAATTTTAGCACCTTTATCGTAGAGACGATTAACAACACTAATTCGTGAAAGAATTGGTTGAGCGTTCTCAAGATTACAATTTTCTTCTGTACACAAAGTACCATCAATATCAAAGCAGTAAATTTCTGCCTTGTCATCAATATCAGGAACAATCATGGTAATTTAGGAAGAACAATACCATTATACTCCATCAGAGCATATAATGTCCAGATGGCGTTGACTTCAAATTCGTGATACTTTTCAACATCAATCACAATAGTCTCAATCACTCTGTGTTTTTGTGGGGCGATCAATAACGTAGGCATAGCATACTCTACATTTTCTAGAGCAGTTACCAAAGGTGATTGTATCCTGCAACTAATGCCGATGATAAGATCTGCTCCTTGACAAGCATAGTCAATCCATTTCTCATGCCATCCACCATCAACATCAAATGCTGTGATTGATACACTATCAGGAGCAAAGCAAAATTTACCTGTATGGCGATAAATGTCAGATGCCATATGCTGAGCAACTGAAAGATTACCACCATTACCAATCAAAGCAATTTTAGATGCTCTGCTGAACATCTTTGCTGCTTGTTCAAGACTGCTGTTTTGAAAGTTCATGTTCAATTTCTTGAATGTGATGTTGTCTATCTACTGCTCTTATTTTACCACATTTTAGATCATATGGCACTACTTCATATTTGCCACAAAAACCAATCGTATCCAATCCTTTCCAATACTCAACAAATCCCATATCAAGGTTAGGAAAGTCACAGATTACGTTTTGTCTATAGAAATATAATCCTAACTGCACAGTAATATTTTTACACACCACATCAGGTGTTCGTTGCATATGAACAACTCTGCCATTGTTTTCAATCATCTTAACAACATCTTCGTCATCAAGTTCATCAGGTTCTAGTTGTCTTGATGCTTGAACCATATCGTAATCGTTATCAACACCAAACTCAATGATGCGATCAATCCATGCAGGATCTGTTAACGGTTCGTCTCCTTGCAAATTAAAAATATAATCACTTTCCAAAGTTTGAGATACTTCTGCCACGCGATGAGTGCAGGTATAGTGTTCACTTGTGAGTTGGGATTGGTATCCATTGATTTCACATAATCGTTTGATGATTTCGTCTTCTGTAGCAATGATGATCTGATCGAAATACTTAGATTGTTTTGCAATATCTGCCACACGTATCACCATCTCACGTCCAAGTATCCTAGCAAGTGGTTTACCAGGAAACCGACTAGATTTCATTCGTGCTGGGATAACACAAGCAATTTTTTTTCTATTATACATAATAAATTAGTGATCTTCGATATATATGCCAAATAATAATCTATGGGATATTAAACTTGAAATTGGTAACTATTGCAATTTAAAGTGTCCACATTGTGCAAGAAATTTTGTGGGTGATTATAATTTAAATAGTAAGCACGTTTCATTAAACACAATTAAAAAATGGTTACCAAAATCATTTATTTTATTAAATACAAATAAATTAATAAGATTTACTGGAGTTACTGTAGAACCCTCGTTAAATCCAGACTTTTTAAATATTATTAATTATTTTTTAACACATAAATGTTTAATTGAAGTAGAAACTAATGGTTCTACAAACAATGAAAACTGGTGGTATGAATTGGGGAAAACTGGCGTAAAATGCTATTTTTCTCCAGATTCATTAAAACCAAATAACAATTTATATCGAATTAATTCTAACACAGAAAAGGTGATTACAAATATGAAATCATTTATTTCTGGTGGAGGAACTGCTATATGGAAATATTTGCCCTTTAAACATAATGAAGATGAATATGATGTACAAAAAACTTTAGCAAAAAAAATTGGTGCAAAATTTGCTGTTGTTCAACCTGGATGGTTTGATGAAAATCGTGTAGGAGAAGTTATGAAACCATCTAAACATTTTCCAAATCCCAAAACATTAACTACTTCTAAAACTAATAGTAAAAATCCAGAAAATTATTGTATGGTTGTTGGTAAAGGTGGTAAGTTACTTGAAATTAGTCCAGATGGAATAATCTATCCCTGTTGTTTTGTTGCAAAACCATTGTTTTCCATCTATGCCCCATTTTTAAATGGTGGAGATCAAAATCCACATATAGATAATGAAAGAGTAAAAACTGATAATTTATATAAAGTTTTTGTAGAAGACATGCTTCCATTAATTGAAAATCAAGGGGGGATAAAAACATTATCATTATATCACAATAATATTAAAGATATATTAAAAACTGATATTTTTGTTTCTTCGTTAAAAAAATCTTGGGAAAAACCAAACAGATTTTGTACTGAATTGTGTCGTGCTAGAAAATATATAATAACAGAGACATAATAAACATGGAAAATCCTAAATGGTTCTTAAAACTTGATATAAGTAATCATTGCAATTTAAGATGTCCTCATTGTGCAAGAAATTTTATAAAAAATGATTATAAATTAAATTCTAGATATGTTTCATTAGAAAAGATTAAACGTTGGATACCAAAATCATTTGTTATTCTTAATACAAGTAAAACTGTATTGTTTAGTGGAGCATTAGCCGAACCTACTTTAAATTCAGAACTTATAGAAATTGTAGAATATTTTTTAAAATTTAAATGTAAAATTTCTATTGATAGTAATGGATCTACAAATAATGAAGATTGGTGGTATAAGTTAGGAAAAACAAAGGTAAAATGTTATTTTTCACCAGATTCTTTAGTGCCAAATAATAACCAATATCGTATTAATTCAAATACAGAAAAAGTAATTTCTAATATGAAAGCATTTATTTCTGGTGGAGGAATAGCTTCATGGAAATATTTGCCCTTTAAACATAATGAAGATGAATATGATGCACAAAAAACTTTAGCAAAAAAAATTGGTGCCGAATTTGGTGTTGTTCAACCTTCGTGGTTTGATGCTAATGCTGAAGGAGAAACAATGGTTCCATCAAAATATTTTCCAAATTCAAAAAAGATAGTGAACAGCAATCTAACAAATAATCCAGAAGATTATTGTGTGCTTATTGGTAAGGCTGGAAGTATTATTGAAGTAACTCCAGACGGTGTTATATATCCCTGTTGTTTTGCTGCAAAACCATTTTTTTCAGTGTATGCACCATTTTTCAATAATGAAGAAACTAAACCTTTAATTAGGGAAGATTTAATGAAATCTAGCACAAAATATAAGTATTTTGTTGAAGATATACTTCCTTTGATTGAAACCCAGGGTGGAATAAAAACATTATCATTAAATTTTTACACAATCACAGATATATTAAATACAGACTTATTTAAAAGAAGTTTAAAATCATCTTGGGAAAGTGGAAATAATTTTTGCACCAAAGAATGCAGATCTAGAGATCATATTTTATATAAAATTTAAAACATATTGACAAATTTTGTAAATGTGAGTAGGATAACTCTGCCACCGATGATAAATCATGTTCCAACTAGGTCAAGAAGTTCAGTATAAGGATCAGAAAGGAATTGTAGACTTCGTTGATGCTAGTTATGTTGGAATATGTGTGAAACAATGTGATAATAGACTGCACTGCATTCGTCTAATTGTATATCCTGATCAATGGGAAGAGGTAATTATAAATACCGATAGGACATAATTTCTATCAGTAATGAACCCACAAGAGTTATACGAAGCATATATGTCAGTCTACGAAGATGAAGATCGTAGAGAAATGAGAAGACTTGCTTCACAAGAAAGACAAGCAGAAAAGAAAGCAGAAAGCGAATTTAGATCAAAGTCTGGTATTGGTGCTAAGAAGAAGGGACCAAAACTTAGTGCTACTAAGATGTCTAAAGGCGAAGGTGAGCATTTTGCCAAACAGACAATGAAGGATGCTGAGTATATTGCTAAGAAGGCGAAAGGACACACTGTGGGTAATCCTTTTCCAGAACAGGTAGATTATTTTGATCAAGTTTTATCAGAACTTGTTGATGCTGGATACACTCTTGAAGAAGCATTAGCACATATGGTTCAGGAAGCACAATATGCTAGAAATAATCCTGAAAAGTATGAGCGTGAGCAAGAGAAAAATCAGTCTTCTCGTGAACGTAGAATGAATGATCCTAAAACTGGTATCAATTCAAAATCGTTTAACGATTTTTATAACAAACAGATGAGTAAGAAGAAGAACTGAACCAGTTGAGAAACTGTCTACTGAACCGCCTGAGAGGGCGGTTTTTTGGTATGATACTGTCAAATCGAGAAAAGCAATGGCAGTCAACATCGAAATCAAGGGCAATCTAGCACGATTGCTTGCTACTGAGAACCTGATTGTTGAGCATAAGCAGGTAGAAACTGCTATGTTCGATGTTGATCGTCGTGTGCTGACTTTGCCGATGTGGCAGAAGGCAAGCAATCAGGTTTATGATATGCTTGTTGCACATGAAGTTGGTCATGCATTGTTTACGCCATTCCGTGAATGGAATTTTGAAGAGAAATATAAAGATGTTCCTCCCGATTATGTGAATGTGGTGGAAGATGCTCGGATTGAGCGTCTGATGAAGAATAAATTTGCTGGTCTTTCTCGTGACTTTTACGCTGCATATAATGAACTGAACCGTGATGATTTCTTTTGTGTAAAGGATACTGATATCAATCGGATGAAACTGATTGATAAGATCAATCTGTATTTCAAGATTGGTGCATATCTTTGTATTGATTTTGATGATGAGGAAGAACAGTTTGTAACTGAGATTGCAAAGGCAGAAACTTTTGATGAAGTTCTTGATCTTGCCAAACGTGTGCATCAATATGCTAAAGAAAAGCGTAAGAAAGAACAACTACCTCAGAAGCAAGATGATGCTGGGCAGCAGGAAACTTCTCGCCAATCTCAATCATCTAGTGATAGTGATCAGGGTGATGATGAATTTGAAAGTCTTGAGCAAGATAACAATGGAACTGAAGAAGGTAATCCTGAAGTTGGTGAGCAGCAAGTAGAAAAACCAGAGCAACCAAATTATGAAAACAATAATGATTTGGATAAATCTGATACTCAACAATCATTCTCTAATAAGAGTGATGAATTGATTGATCGTCATGCACATGAAACCCATTATGTTCATGTTCCCGAACTTGATCTTGATTGTGTTGTTGTAAATTTTGATACTGTTAAAAAGTATCTTGATGAGCACTTTGAAAGTGAAGCACTATCGCATTTTATGCGAGATGAAGCAATCAAGCGTCAGGTTGTAAAGTATAACGAATTCAAAAACTCTGCTGCCAAGGAAGTTAACTACTTGGTTAAAGAGTTTGAGATGAAGAAGTCTGCAGATGCTTACGCTCGTGCTACAACGTCTCGCACTGGTGTACTGAATACTGGTAAACTGCATACCTATAAGTATAACGAAGATCTGTTCAAGAAAGTTACCACTATTCCTGATGGGAAAAATCATGGTCTAGTGTTCTATCTTGACTGGTCTGGCAGTATGCAACACATCATGCTAGATACTATGAAACAACTGTTTCAGTTGGTTTGGTTCTGCCGTAAGGTGAACATTCCGTTCGATGTGTATGCTTTCACCACTGATGCTTTTACGCTGAACGTTGGTGATAATACCACAGATGCTTATGATATTTCCAAGATGAATGTGTGCAAATCTTGGAAAGAGCATGATATCAATGTTGATGGATGTTTCCGCATGGTTAACATTCTTAGTAGCAACGCTAAGAATAAAGATTTGGAAAAAATGATGCAGAACTTGTGGTTGTCTGCTGTTGCATTTACCAGCAGTCAGTATGATTATCCTCGTCGTTTTTCTCTTGGTGGTACACCTTTTAATGAATGTATTATTGCTTCTTCTCCGATCATGAAGCAATTTATTACTAAGCATAAAGTTCAAAAGTGTCACGCTATTGTTCTTACTGACGGTGAAGGATATGGTCCTTCGTATAATGTTGTTCGTAAGACTTACTTTGATGGTGATACTCAAAAAGGTCGTCGTCCAATTTATAACGGTGCTGTAATTCGCAACATCAAGAACGGACGTACATATTCCCCCAAAAATACTGATGGGGATTTTACTAGCAAACTGATTGAATACGTTAAGGATGAAATTCCTGGCGTAAGTTTTGTTGGGTTCCGTGTTCTTGAACGTGGATCACTTCGTAACTTCTTCTATTGGTACGGTGCTAATAGTCAATATAATAATGTTGATCAAATACGTGATGAAATTCGTAAGAACAACAGTATTTGTATGAAGACAAAAGCATTTGATTTGTTCTTCGGTCTGCAACAATCTTCTTTGAGTGTTGATGCTGATCTGAAGGTCGAAGATGATGCATCGAAGCGGGAGATTTCTAATGCTTTCCGTAAGATGTTTAAGGGTAAAAAGACTAACAAATTTGTATTGTCAACGTTTGTGGAGCAAATCGCATAAAAACAAATGTCAACACCTAACTGGCAACACAATTCTGGTAAAGAACCTAAACGCAGTCTCAAACCACAAGCATTGAGGCAAGCAAAAGCAAGACGCCAAGCACTGCTCAAACAGTTGATGAACCGTCCACCAAATGCTCCAAACCACCCCAATCCTTGATAAGATACCTTCAGTTAAAACAAAAACATGCCACGCACTATTGATTTCACCCATCACTTTGATAATCTGAGTGACAACTTTGGCACTGAGATTAACACTGATATGCTCAAAGCATATTGCAACACCCATAGTGTTTCTTATGCTACCCTGACTAAATATCTGAACCAATATAAAGTTGGTCGTGGTAAGTGGAACTTGACTGTGCAGCAAGCAAAGCAGCAACTGGAAAGTATTGTAGATAACAGTGTGTCGTTGGGTAAAACTGCTAAAGTAACACAAAATCTTATTCCATCGAAAGATGATACCTTCGTCCAGTTTGGTAATTTCAGCAGTCTTAAGAAAGTTCTTGCTTCCCGTATCTTTTATCCAGTATTCATTACGGGTCTTTCGGGTAATGGTAAAACGTTCGGTGTGGAGCAAGCGTGTGCTCAACTGGGTCGTGAATTGATCCGCGTTAATATTACTGTAGAAACTGATGAAGATGATCTGATCGGTGGTTTTCGCCTTGTGAATGGTGAAACTGTCTGGCACAATGGTCCTGTGATTGAAGCACTGGAGCGTGGTGCTGTTCTATTGCTTGATGAGATCGATCTTGCATCCAATAAGATTTTGTGTCTGCAATCTGTTCTTGAAGGTAAAGGTGTCTTCTTGAAGAAGATTGGTGAGTATGTCAAACCTGCTGCTGGGTTTACTGTCGTTGCGACTGCAAATACCAAAGGTAAAGGTTCTGATGATGGACGTTTTATCGGCACCAATGTGTTGAATGAAGCGTTTCTTGAGCGTTTTCCAATTACCTTTGAGCAAGAATATCCTACGCCTGCTGTAGAGAATAAAATCTTGCGTGCATTGTGTGAACAACTGAATGTTCCTTTGATTGGTGAGCACGAGAAGTATATTTCTCATCTGTGTTCCTGGGCAGATATTGTACGCAAAACTTTTGCCGAAGGTGGTATTGATGAGATTATTTCAACTCGTCGTCTGACGCATATTATTCGCGCTTACAGTATCTTTGGTGATAAAATGAAAGCGATTGAACTGTGTCTGAACAGGTTTGATGAAGAAACCAAGCAGTCTTTTGTACAACTGTATACCAAATTGGATGATACTGTTGTAGTTTCCGAACAATCTGCGGATTGATTATACATAGTATTACCCAAATTTTTCAGACTGATGCCAACTGCATTTTATCTTGAAGATACAGAGGATTACATCATAGAAAGAGTTGAATTACTCTTTCAGGGAGATGATGAGCACGAAGAAGATGAAAGGTCTTCTCAAGCAGATCACGAAAGACTAGCAGATCGTTTTAACGCTTGACATTCTCCCATGAACATCGTAAAATCTAAGTCTAACTCAAGAGGTTTCATTATGCTAACTGAACGAGACTTGAAATCACACGATGATTATGAAAACTTTGCCAAGTATCTTGGTATTGATTATGAAGACTATTGTGAACTGGTACTAGATGTTGTACCAGAAGAAGAAGAGTTTGAGTATGTTGGCATCAAATGCTAGTTTCTCATAAACATAATATTGTTATTTTTACACCAGAAAGAACAGCATCTACATCTATACATTTTTCATTAAAAAAGTATTTTGATGTTAGTTTTGAACATATTGAAATTTTCAATCTTCCATGCAAACATGTTACTGCTGAAGTCTTTGAGAAACTAATTGAACCATTTTTAGAAAAATCTTATTACAAGATATCAGTTTTTAGAAATCCTATTGATCGATGTATTTCAATATACAAAATGATCATCAATCTGAAAATGATTTCTAGTTTTGCAGATCCAAAAGAAGTTTCTGTAAAAAAACAATCTTTTGATAGTTGGTGGTCAAAAAATGATAAAAATATTTGGTTATCACAAACGCATGGATTGTCTGCAAATAATCAGATTTATATAGACAGATTATTTGATTTTAATCAACTTAATTTGTTTTGCAATTTTATGTCAGATGTATTGAAAACAGACATAAAACTACCACATTTTAATAAATTTGATGGTGACAGCATAGAAATTTCAGATTATACATATAATTCTATGAATTCCTTTTTTGCAAAGGATAATGAATTATATAAGTCAATCGTTGATGCTGGTGGTGAACTGATAATCAATCCTTATCACCCAACCCCTTGACCAAACCATGATCCCCATGGTATGATTACTAAGTAATCAGGAAACGACAGCACCGCCTATCCCACCGATAAGCAACGCTGATCGATCCACCACTTGACAATCCACGATCCCCGTGGTATGATTACTAAGTAATCAAGGGAATGAGATGCGCCCTAAAGACACTCATTGTCAAACCCTAACTTATTTTTTATCATGACTACTCTGAACATCGCTAACTCTTCCGCCGTTGCTTCTGTGTCTTTTGGTGATAACAACGCCGTGGGCGTGAAGTTTACCTCGAACGATACCGAATACGGTTTCATCGCCAAGGATCAAACCATGGTGCGTGAAGGTCTGGAGAGTGCTATTGCTGGTGGTCAAAGTGTTGGCAAACTGATCGCTCAGTATCGCACTGAGGGTCAACTGCAAGCAGTCTGATCTTAACATACAACTGAATAGTTTGGCAATGTGCTAAGTCTCGCAATAACCGCCCTGGTGACACTAGGGCGGTTTTGTAGTATAATGGCAAAGTAACAATCACACCATGCACGTTTCGGAATTACCTGTCAAAGCACCCAAAGGTTATCATTACGAGATCACAGATCATAATACTAGGATGTATCGTGTAATGCTTGTTCATGAGCGAAAATACGAGTATAATAATGGTAAGAAAGTTGCTACGATCTGGGGATTTATTTCTAAAAAATCCAATCAGATCTATGCTCCAGTTAATGCAAAAACTGTGGGTGATGTAGCAAACAGAATTACACCTTACACTACAATGGAAATTAACTATGTCTGAATACAATAAAGTGTGGTCTAGTATGAATGAACTTGAGGCAATCGTTACCAAGTTCACTTATATCAAGGATCTATCTGAATGTGTCTATGATGCAGCAGAACATCATGATTGGGATAAAATACAATCACTAACATCAATTATCAGCGAATACACACAATTTGTATTGAATGATTGGGACGTAGCATTTGCTACTGCATGGTCTGAAACTGTCAGTAAAATGAAAGATGTTCAGTTATCTTGTGACGGAAATGATCTTAGTCCTGAATGTAAGGGTGCTTGGGATAGTTTCTGGGAACAAAATAAATAATGTTCACAATTAAAATTATGAAATATGTACTTTCCTAAAATAAAAGAACTTAGATTTGAATTAACTGATTTTTGCAATTTAAAGTGCCCTACATGCCATAGACACGAAAATCAAGCACAACATTGTGATGAAAAAACTTTAAAGTTAATTAATTCAGTAAATAAAAATCATATTTCGTTTGAACAGGTAAAAAAATGGTTTCCACCTAAAGTTTTAGAACGAATGAGTACAGCAGTAACTTATTGTGGTCAAGTTGGAGACCCTGCGCTTGCTCCAGATGTTATGGAAATAACAGATTATTTAACTTATCATGGATTGACTGTATATTTTAGTACTAATGGATCTATTCGTTCTCCTGATTGGTGGCAGGAATTACCAAAATATGGAAGAAACTTACTTTCAGTTACTTGGCATCCAGATTCATTAAAACCAAATAATAATTTGTATAGAATAGGATCTAATACAGAAAAAGTATTAGAAAACATGAAAGCATATAATGCTGCTGGTGGACGATCCTGTTGGAGAATGATTATATTTGATCATAACAAAGATGAGATTGATGATCAAATGAATAAGTCATTAGAGTTAGAATGTGAAAATTTTGTTGCCATTTATGGTAATGGATTTGAAATTTTAAATGAATATACAGTCAAAAATAACGGTAAAAGTCATGTGGTTCGTACTGCAAAACCAGAATGGAAATGGGATTTAGAAAATGATCCTACTGAAATTAGATGCAGAGCACTAGTAGAAATGAGTTTGGAAGTTACTGCTGCAGGTATTGTTGTCCCTTGCTGTTATTTTCCTAATGGATTTAGACGAGTATACAGCAATTTCTATATTGATAGAAACAATACAGATCCCATTTTAGATGATGAAAGATATACTGATGAACTTAGATACAAATATTTTGTACAAGATTTTGTTCCAGTAATAGAAAAAGCGGGGGGAATAAAATCTCTTTGGTTAGAGGAAAATTCTTTTGAAGATATTATTGATAAGCATCCATTTTTTACACATGAAACAGAAAAAACCTGGAATAAATTTGGATTGTGTAGTTTAGCATGTGCTTCTAAAAATAATCAAGCATTTTGGGAAATGTATTTTACACCTTATTTTGATCTTCCTGGAGATAAAAGAGCAGCAATGAGAAAAAAACTATATCAACAAAAACGAGAACTTATGATGCGATCAAGATATAAAAAATTGATCTAAATAAAAACTGTAGTATAGAGTTACAATGTACGGAACTTATTTTATCCTTGTGTTCTTTACAATTCTCCTCGCATATGCTGGGATTGAGGAGACAATGAAACTCTTTGCTTATGCTGATCTTCAACTACGCTATGCGTATGTAAGATTACAAATGAAGTGGATGGGTTGGAAACTCAAAAGAGAATTGATAAAGGATACAAAAGATTTTAGCAAGTTCCTTGCAGAGTATAAAAATGAACACGAAAACATGCCCTAAATGTGGTGCTACATGGATTAATGATCAACACTACTGGGCAACTGGAAAAGAAGGCGATCCACATGATCTTGCTGGGTTGGTATGTAATAATCTTGGTGATGATACTTGTATCAATCCATGCAAAGGATCCACAAGTGGTGTAACATGGGAAAAACGTGCAAAGGAATTAGATGAAGATTTCCCAACTGATTAAATTAAAGCATCGTTATGATTTTGGACACGAGTATTATATCCAAATCATAAACATCAAGCGTAACAGTTTACTCCAAGTGTCTGTAAGTTGGAATGATTGTCCATCGTATCCTTACTTACAAATTACTTCTGGTAGTGGTACTGTTTTAGGCATTTTGTTCTGGGCATATAAATTTGGATTTGATATTGATTTTATTGGTAGAACTTGGAACTGGGATTATTTGGAGAAAGTAGATGGCAAAGAAACTGAATTGGATTGAGTATTACTTTGGGCATTGTTTTCGGACTGGATGGAGAGAAATCTGGAACAACTTTAAAATGTGGCGTGATCTTATCAGTGGAAACTATGCTGATTATGCTGTATCAAAAACTGATGATCCATACGAAGAATGTTATCAGTGGTTCTGGTGCAGTATCAACATGGATGAAACATATCCCAAAGAATTTCTTGATTATTTGCACCAACTTGTAGAGGATATTGATACTGGTAAACAGAAAACATACTCTCTTGATGAAGTAATGGAAGAATTGAGGGACAGTTTAGAAAGTGACCACTTTGCTTCCCAAATGGATCTAGATGATGTAGGATACTCTTACAAACAAAACCCTGATGATGACACTCAAAGAGAAGAAGGCACTACTCAAAACTCTTGAAAACGCTTACAATACTTGTTTTGATTGTGGAGAAAAGTATGGTGTGTATTCTGTAGGTTGCTCCTCAGTTTACGAAGGAAAATGTAATGTATGTGGCGAAACCAAACGCATTACTGAAACACGAGATTTTGCCTATTTCTTTCCCACCATTCGCAAACTGAAACTTGAGATCCAAAATGAGAAAAGTAACCGTAAGACCCAAAAGCAGCAAGGCGAAGAACCGTCTTGCTAATACTATGGACAACAATCCTATTTGTATTGTAGAACAGGACACTGGTGGTGAGTTATTCTTGGCATCAGAAAACCGCAAATACTTCTTCTGGGTTAGCACACGAACTGGTAGCAATCGCTTCGGTGACAAATCTGACGCACACTGGGAGGTGCTTGAATGAAACCTAAAATTTATCATATACTCACTGTTGCTATTGAGGAAGGTGTTAGACAGGGATGGCATCGTGCCCATAAACATGTAGAAAACCCTTCCGAACAAAGTATCAAGGAAGCCATTGAGGATGCTGTAATGTCAGCAATTCATGAATACTTTACATTTGATGAGTCGGAGTATTACTCATGAGATTTAGAAACATAGAGTTCCGTTGGAGCAAAGTCAACAACAAATATGAACTCGTCAAGTGGTATACTCACGACTCTGGTGATAGTTGCTATGTCGTTGCTTTCTTCAATAAAAACACAGAAGGATATGATATGGAAACTGTGGGTGATCGGTTCTTTGAGGATAAAGATGCTTGGGTTGTGGGTAAGTATGGTTTGGAGTTTCTAAATGAAATCTTTGAGATTGAAAGGATTGAAGAGGAACTGAAATGAACGATGATATGCCGTGGGTCAATCTTACTCAAGAAGAAGTAGAAGAACTCCGCAACAAAAAACACGAACTCACTGAATATGGTAAAGACAAAATCAGAGAAATGATGAGAAACCAAGAACCATATCCTGATGAAATGTTTGAAGAAGCAGAGCGTCGTGAGAAACTGAATGCTGGTTTCAAACAAGATGCTGATGGTAATTGGTATCGTCCTACACTACAAGAACTCACCAGAAATGAGAGAATTGAACTTGCCGAAAAAGAGATTGCTTA